GGTCGGGTCCTTGGCTCTCCTTTAAGTTGCATCATGCGTAGAATGACATTCCGGGATTAACCGGAGAGTACCCGTTCCGTTTTAAACGGCCAGCACACTCGCGTAAGCGAGCACCTAGGTAGGGTTATGCAGCGGAAGAATTTCCGACTCCATTTGTCAAACGTAAGCTTTCGTTCCCTAACGGGGACTTGAGCATAAAGCATGGTGGCTGACGACCGTAGGCGGGGGACACGGGACTAATTATCCTGTGCTCCCCCAACTTTCAGTTGCAGACAACTTAGAGGGAAGCTTCTTCTCTCTTTTTGTGCTTAAGAAAGCACGAGTCTTCCACAGAAGGATCCTATGTTAGACACTAGCGGACGACTAAGGGTTCGAGGCGGGTATGTAAATACTTGTCCCCAGACCCAAAACAAAGTCAGATGGCAGAACTGCAATCAACCCAACTGGGTGTTGCAGGGAGCTCCTTACGGTGTATGTTACACCGGAGAGTCTGAACAAATGAACGATTTCGTTACGCGTCGATGGACCGCACGTCGGGAACGTGGTGAAATTATCATGAACCCGATGACGCATACCAAAGACAAGTGCAACATAGCCTCTGGCGGTGTAGGACCGGCGTGGCGACAAACTAACCCCTATTATTGCGGTCCGACTCCAAGATGGTCGGAGCAGGACTGCGAAGGGGAAGGTTGGTTCGCTTACGTCATGTATTTGTCCTATGTAACACCCGCTGCAGGACCTCTACCTGTTGGGTCGGCCATCTCCGTTGGAGATGAAATCGATTTACAGAAGGAGGTATCCACTCGATGTTTGGCGAATCGGGGAAATAGTCAGAACAACTTGTTCGAATCTATCGCCCAGTATCGTCAGACGTTTAGTCTTCTTAGCAACCCCTTGCGATCGGTGCAAGCTCTCTTGAGCAAAACATCGAAAGCGATGAAGAGGGGACAGTCAATTGCTGAGGCATACCTGGTCTTTCGTTACGGCGTAATGCCGTTGATTCGAGACATCACAGGTGTGATAAGTGGTTTGGAGAAAAAGGTTGGTAACATGAGAGTTTCGACCCGAGCCCGCGGAGAACTTATGCGGGATCAGAGTTCGAGCTTTACTTACGCCTTCGGCGCAGGCGTCATGACCGTCAAAATTCAAAACATTGACAGTCTGATAGTCCGTGCCATGTCGTTGGACGAGTACTTTGTGTCAAAAGCACAAAATGTAGGTTTTGCTTCTTCGGGCCTTTTTATTGTCCCTTGGGAGCTGATACCGTACTCGTTTGTAGCCGACTGGTTTGTGAATCTTGGAGATTATTTCAAGGCTCTCATACCTCTTCCTTCACTCAAAAACCTAGGGATGTGTCTTACTACCCATCGCATTCAGCAGACAATTTATACGTCCGCTGGAACTACAAATGCCGGTACATGGACAGTTACTCGACCTCCGAGTGGCAGTTGTTCTGCTTCTAAAGAGGTTAAATCCCGGGTTCCCAGTCTTACTCCGAATATTGTTGTGAAATCGGATTTTCGGTTTCATGATGCTGTTCGTGCCTCCGATGCGGTCGCTTTGATCGTCCAGAGGATGGGAACTATCTTCAGTCGTCGCTAGACCCTCGCTCACAACCGTGAGAGAGGAACTTGGCTTTAAGCCAAATCAATTAAGGAACACTTATGTCCCTCACTGTCAATGCCGTTACCTACACCGCGGATTCCTTTAACAAGGATTCGATCGGCTATATCGGACCAGCGAAAACTGTTTCGGTAAAAGACGATGTGAAGCTTAGTCGTACGGCTCCCAAGCCCACGGCAAGTTTCTCCGGTCTCGGTCGCACGTCGGCGAAAATCACACGGACGCTCGCTCTCACGGCCGCACTTACCCCAACAGGGGACGCGATCGTGGAAGTGTTGGTGGCTGTACCCGTGGGTTACACCGCAGCAAATGTTGACTCGATACTGAACGACATGGGAGCCTTTGTTGCATCGGCCTCCTTCAAGACTCATGTCAAGTCCCAGCAAGTCGCGTACTAGAAATAGGCGCGCCCCACCGGGATGGAGACGGGAAGCTTTCGAAATCCTGTCTCAACTTCTAAGGTACCTGTTGAGAAACTGGCACCTCTGAGAGCCGTCGTTCTAATTGACCTTTCGCAATTAAGCTTAGGTCATAACATTGGAGATCGCGATGAAATCCAGAAAGCTTCGAGGTTTGCATGAACTGCAAAAGAAGCTGCGAGATGGGCCTGAAGATTTGTACTATCAGGTCATGCTTGCTTTGTTCGAGCACCACTCGAAAATTGAGTGTTTGTCGGAGCTATCTCTTTCGTTCAGAGAGAGACGCTTCGCTGATGCTCTTATACAAGCTGATTCTTTGTCCGCACAGAAGTATACGGATGCAACAACGCATTTCGTTGCAAATCAGTTCGCACTGTTAATAAAGAAATACCCTTGGGATCCCCGGGTTGTAAAAACCAACCCTGAGGCTGAGGCTATTAAAGCGTTCCGTAAATCTGAGAGGAGATGTTTTCTTCTTAATCGAAAGTTCGCTCTCTACGATAAGTCTCGTAGTCCCTATGAGTTCTTTCTTCAAAAGATGAGGGGTTTCGTCCGGTATGTCTTGGACGATATTCCAAACCTTGAGGAGATCCTCGATAACAGTGCTTTTGGTGCTGGCGCTTCGGTTGGTGTCCACGGCAATGCCACAAACCTTGCTCGTAAGATTTTGAGCGAGAAGTGGTCTGTGACGCCTAGTGCTTCGACGTATGCTTACTGGTCACTGATGAGGAATCCTCACCTGTCTCACTTGTTATATTCCAGAATCTCTGGAAGTTGTGAGCCCGTGCGGGACTTTTCCCTTGTCTGCTATGACTTTGAGAGCGCGAAGTTTGCTTTCAAAGCCAAAGTAAGCTATATCGACTACAATAAAATATCCTTCGTACCTAAGACTGCGAAAACGCATCGCGCGATCGCGGTCGAGCCGTTACTCAACGGTTTTGTACAGAAAGGTATCGATCAGGTCATGCGGAAACGCTTGGTCAGGGTTGGTATTGATCTGTCTGACCAGAGTAAGAACCAGGAGTACGCCCGCTTAGGGAGTATCCCTGACTCTGTTGATCCGTACGTGACCATCGACCTGTCGTCAGCTTCTGACAGTATTTCGATTGGTCTAGTGCGGAGCATCATTCCCCCGGAGTGGTTTGAGTTACTTGATGCCACTCGCAGTAAATACTTCAAGCTTGGAAAATCTCGCGAGAGGTATTCTAAGTTTTGTTCAATGGGGAACGGCTTCTGTTTTCCGTTAGAGTCCCTGATATTTGCAGCTTGTTGCAGTGCCTGCGGTTGTGGCGAACCCGGAACGGATTTTCTCGTTTACGGAGACGACATTATCGTAAGGCAGAGCAAGTCGGGTGAAGTTCTGAGACTGTTAAAGGTTTTGGGCTTTACTCCTAATGCAAATAAGACCTTTGTTAATGGGCCCTTCAGGGAGTCATGCGGTTCAGACTGGTTTAATGGTGAAGACGTGCGTCCGTACACACTTGATGAGAAGCTGGATTCACTTCAGAACTTATTCAAGTGGGTGAACCTGACGAAACGGAATGACCGCTCGCGGTTGTTCTTTTACGGGACTGACTCGATTATTTTGAGCCATATCCCACATCGGTTTCAGTTCTACAGACCCGTTAAAGGGAATGCTGATACTGGAATCGATGCGTACGGGGACGAGCATCTTTCATCTTCAACATGTTCCTTCGACCGAAGGAGCATGACCTGGAGGTGCGAGGAGCTCAGGCAACGTGCATTCGCTGATGAAGCTATGTGCGATGCCTCCAATCGACGGTTTACTGTCGATATGTACGCTCTACTATCCGGTGTAAAAAGCCGGGCGAAACTAGTAGAGTATACCATTCGTCGAAAGACGAGTACGAGCATAGGCCTAGCGGTCTATGGGAAGTCAAGTTCTACTTGGCTTCCTCCCACTGATCTGGAGAAGATTAGATGGGAAACTGGGTGTGATCTACCTTTAGCAGCGTAGAACACTTCGTTTTGGGGTAGTCGGTAGCCCTGGCGTATCA